TAAATTGTATGACATCACAGAGATTCAACAACGTCACGTACGACAAGGAGTCTGCTGAAAATATGATTCGAGAAAAGTTCAACAGTTTTTGGCAACAAGAGGATCAAAGGTACAAACTGCGGATGAACAAAATCACAGAGCTTATTATGCGCACATCGGATAAGCCTTGGATGGAAGATGAGCACACTCAAGCTAAATGCTCCGGCATGGACGCTTTTTGTCTTGAATACAACAAGATTTTCCAAGATGAGGAAAATCAGCTCATTCAGAGAGATGGAATGTGGAAGTTCATCAACGGACCAACATTGACGCCCGACGACATTAAACCCCCCGAAATATTTATAGAAGAGGGATTTAATGAATCGAGCCGGTTTGATTTCAATCTCAAACCAGAGAGCCTCATAGAAGAACTCAAATTCAGAGGAGACATGGATAATGTCCTCATAGGAGGCATCAGCCTTGGGTTGAGTGCTTGTTATGCTGGATATATGAAATACAAAGTCTCCAAGAGCAGAAGACGAGATAGAGTCTGCATCTGCAAGGTCCTCGACACCAACAGGCTTAGCGAAGTCAAAATAAATGGTGACTCAGCAACCATTCGATGGTCCCCACGTGACATTGAAGAAAATCAGATTCTCGTCCACACGGTAAAAGAGTACAACGACATGCTCAGAAGACCCCCAGTCACTCATTCGTGTAATGATCAGAACATGAGTTCAGAGTATAAGAGGCCAATCCTTAATGTCACGTATGAAGGTTCAGCTCAAATCAGCGTTAGAAATGACACAGGATTTAGCACTTATTACATTCAGTGTGATGAGTGCTACATCTCAGGAAAGAGGCATGCTTTACAACACGATCCAGTTTTGCATGATTGTTTGTGCAAACTTCCAGCCCCAATTTCTGGCGATCCAAATTACTATCCCTACAAAGCAGAAACTGTTAAAACCCACGGGGATATTGTTGATTATCAAGGCAAGACATATTTCAGCAGTTGTTCTAATTGTCTAGCCTCTAGGATGGTTGATAGGAAAATCTTGAGGATCCCTTCACAATTTCAAAATGACAACGACAGGTTAGCTGATATTTTGACTTTCACTAGCAC